CTTTTGAAATACTCCGTTCTTTCAGCAACCGTCTCGTCCGGTATCCGAGCAAGAATAAGTCCACCTACTCCAAACACACCTTCGTATTTACCTGAGTCAACTACCGGGGCCTCAAAGTCTGGGTACTCGTCCCTACGAACAAGCTCATAACCTTCGCGCAATTTTGCGCTGATGTTTTTAGTGTCGTCAAAACCACGGGTCTCAGCCCTGATCCAACGATGCTTAAAACCATCCGGTGCAGGCGGTGCATCCAACATAGACGGGGGAGCCCACGGCTTACGCTGCGCCGTCTTCTCCCTAGTTTGGTTTGCGCGGGAAGTACGTTTTACAGTACCTTCAAACATTTCATTCTGTTCTTCAGCCATCTAACTTACTCCTTCACGTATTTCGCGTACTCTTCAAGCGGCACACCCAATTTCTTTGCTATCGCAACTTGGCTAGGGGTGAGTCTAACCTTTTTCCCACTACTGCGCCCAGATGATGTGCGGGACACGGAAGCGACTGTCTGAGCGGGCCGTCTGCTTCCACCGTTTTTAAGCTTATGAGGAAACTCTTCCTGCATACGCTTATCCAGTTCACTATAGTAGTCTTCCGACTGAGGGTCAAACCCTTCATTCTCCACCAATTTCTTGTGCACACCAAACGCGGCATAAGTCATGGCTTCGTCTGATCCAAACCATTCGTTTCTTGCGGCCCAATCTTCTGCTTTGGGGTCCGGACGGCGCGGCTGTTGCTGCGGCATGGGCTGTTGAACTTGAGCTTGGTTTTGAGCTTGAACTTGTTGAGCGTAACGCTCCTGCTGAATCTTAGCTTGCTGGGCACGATCATTCTCAATAGCTAATGATGTCATCTTGCGCTGAGCTTCTACAACGCCGTTTGTGTCTCCAACCTCAATGGCCCTTGCTAGCTCTTGCTCCGCTGTCCCCATCTGGGTAGTAACCCTGTTGGTGTATTCATTGACATAATTAGTGTCGAGAGTGTTCATACGCTCCTTGAGTTGATCTGCCTCGGTTTTCACATTTTGTGCATACCGAAGCGCCTCTTCCTCCCGGCGCTCTGCCTCACGCATCTTCTTGGTCAAACGGTCAATACGCTTCTGCGTATTACTTTCCGCCTTCTCAAACTGATCGTCGCTAACCTCAACCGCGTTATCTTCAACGGGCTTCTCGGCAAGATCCACTTCGGTTTCTTGCGCGTCGTCCAAGTCCAATTCAATCTGCTCTTTTTCTGCTTCAGCCATTACCTGCTCCTAGAAATGAAGAATGTCTTCTGGTTCCAAAATCTTTGCCAAGACCTCGTCGTCATTGAGAATCCTGACTTCTCCGCCGTCTATCTTGAAGCGAGAGCCTGAGTAACGCGCAAACATCACCCAATCACCCTCCGCGCACCAAGGGCCCGTAGGAAACTTTTCACTGTCCAAAAAGGCTAGGTCGCCTACTTTGAGGACATATCCGACTTGTGTTGAAACCGTTTGTTCTTGAACCACCGCTTCAGGAAGGTAGATACCACCGTCCGTTTTGCCTTTTCCGCGATATGGAAGAACAAGAATACGCCACCCCGTGGGTGTCGGCATTCTTTCTAGGAGAGAACCCCCAATAGCTTCGGGGTCTAGCACCCTATCTGTAGGCTCCTTGTAAGCCTCTGCGAGGTTAGCGACTCCCTCTGATACGGCACTTAAATCAACGCTTTCAGTCATTACTGCGCTCCTGTTTATCTAGCAGGCTCTTGAGTTCCTGTTCCACGTGATCTAGGGATTTTAAATTGCCCATGAGCTCACGATACTGCTCTATGCTGCTGACATTGTCATAAATCAACAAGTCATATACTGCTTGCCGCCGTTCTTTTATTATGCGGAAGACGGCTTCCGCAAAGTAAACCTCATCCAATCTGATATCTCCGCATTAAGTCTTAGGTGTTCTTATAACACACCGCAGAGATATCACAAGCTATTCAGCGTCGGCCAAGGCTCTCATACGCGCCACTAAACGCTTGGCGCGATTGGTCACCTGATCGTACCAACGACTGTCTACCATTTCGTCGGCGGCACGGTTCCAGTCTTTTGCGTAAATACCGGATTTCATACCAACAAATTTGGAAAGACGCGGTCGTCCCATGTTAAACATCATATTTGCCAATATGTGCTGACATTCCTCGGGTAAGTCGTCAAAGTTTTCGTATAAAACGCGGCACTCATCCAACGTGACAGCAATGTCTAAGTTGAATACCTGACGAACACGCTCTTCATCGACTGGCGTACCAACGGGTTGGCCGTACTCAGGGTCGTTCTCTACCACAAGGTGTCCAATCCCGTATGTAGGCAGGCCGAGGTGATCTAAGTAAATTTCAAATTTACACCCCTCGTCCTCGGCTATCTCTTCGCGTAACTTATCTTTATTCATAACTATTTCTTTCCAAAGAACTTTGTCGCTGATCTAACGCCAAAGCTAGCCGCCACAATCACGCCCAACGTATATTGATACCACTCCGGCATGACCTGTAATGCAGCAAAGCCTTCTGCAACAATGGTTCTACCCCACTCTCCAGCAAAGGCTAAAATTAAGGGGATCGAAAACAAAATTGTTAGCCACTCGTCCTTCCAAGACGATTGACTACCCTTTGCCATTAGCTTTTCCCAGTCAGCCGTGGACGTAGCAGCAGAAACCATGACCTTCGCTTCAGCCTCTGCTTTGGCCTTTGCAACAGCCGATTTGCCGCGCTGTTCTTCTGTCTTTGAGTCCATCCATGACCCGAGCAGACCAGAGACTGGCCCTATGAGTGCCTGCAACATGTTAGTACACCTTTATTGTTTCAGGATCTACTTGACGCGGGACACAGTATGCCGTCACTCGGTCCTTTGGGTCAATATATTGCGAAGAACTGTAGTTTCCATACCTTTTGGAAACCTGTGCAGCAAAATAGTTACATTCTGTAACAGAGTAAAAATACATGTTGCCGGATTCTAGTTTGCGAAAATCTCCTGTGCCGAGATAAACCAGCAAAAGAAACGCATCAATCACTTCCGGGCCATCCAAGCTGTGGTGCCCATATACGCTCCGACTATTCCCGCGCCCGAAATATAAAACAAGCTACTGATTTCGCTCAAAGCTTTAATGCGTTCAACAGAAACCCAAGGTGTGAACATGGCGGCAGTAAACACCCCCATTCCAATCAAGGTGTACCGCGCCATCCGCAGTTGAGCCAAACTCTTTCGCAGGTCGCGCTCTGTCTCTCGTATTTCCTTGGCGTGTTCCAGTTCTTCGTCAGTTATCTCACCGTCCCCGTCGAGATCATACTTGGCGTATGCAGTATCCTCTTGAAACTTCTTGCTCATTTCTGGCTCTCCCGTATCTCCTTCAAAGTCTCCTGTATCGTCCGGTCCCTACGAGCGTTTGGATCATACTTGCAAAGATACTCATTGGGTATGAACTCTCCTTGCCCAAAAAACATCGACTCAATGGTGTTGTTCTGACCTTTGAAAACACAGACCATCTGTTTGCCCTCAAGCTTCTCACACTTGACCTTACGGCAAACCGTCATCTGCTCCGCAGCATTTGCCGAGTGTGCCTTGAGTAAAAGAACAAAAGATGTGAGGACAGCTATGCCTACGCCTATCATCACGACCCAAGCGACAATCTCAACAAACTTGCGCCGCCGCTCCCTTTGAGCATAAAGGGTCTCCTGCCTGCGCTTACGTATTTGGCCCTCCATACGCACAAGCTCATCCCACTTGGACTTACCCATAGTGAGACTAATCCACTGCTGTAGCTCGTAGCGTTGCTGTTGTGCTTTTTTCTTAGCAGCAAAAGCCTCTACGGCCTCTTGCTCTACGCTCTTTCCGGCAAACAGTTTTTTAAATATAGGTGGGTTCTTAGCTTCTTTTTCAGCTTGGTCTAGGTCCGAAAGTGCACCCATCCATCTAGACAAGTCCGAGGCCATAGACTCAATGTCTCGCCCTATCGCAAAACCTTTTTTAAGTGCCCCAAACGCCGCCGAAGCAGTCGCCATCGCTGTTACTGGATCCATTCATTTTCCCGTAGTCTAAAGTAATTAATTTCCTCTTGTTTTTAATAACTCCCGCTCTCTTGCGGCATCAATACGCGCTGCGGTCTGCCGCTCTTGGCTAGCCAACCGCTGCTGGAACTGGTCTGCCCGCGTCTGCTGGTTCTGCGCGTCAAGCTGCAACTTGGCCTGATCCACCTGTGCATCTGCCTGCTCGGACTGTGCACGTATCTGAAGCTCCTGCTCCTTGAGCTTGACCAACGGATCAGGGCCCTGACCAGATACCTGCTGGGACATCTGCTTGACCATCTGCATGCCCTCGGCAATAAACTGCGCTGTCAGGCCCTCTATCTGCAACATCTCTTCTTCTGTCGCCGCCTCACCGCCAGACGCCTGCCTAGACTGAATAAACTGCACCGCCGCCCGCTCCCGGGCTGCAATCTTCACGTGCTCCATGATGTGCTTCTGAAGCGCCATAGCAATCGCAGGCATTCCCGCAACCATTGGAGTAGAGCCAAAAACCATATGGGCCATAATATGCGCTTCATGCTCCTGCCCCTCAAACGCCTGCAATGGCACCATGTCCATTGAGTCGATGTTCTCCTGTGCCGGATCCTTGGGTGTGGGCTCCTCATCAGGAATACTCTTCATAACCCTGTCTATGTCTTTTACACCCAGAGCCTCATACATGTCCTTGTACACTTCATGCATGTTGTGTAACTCAGGAGCCGCACCCGCCAGTTGCAGCTTAGTCTGCGCCAATGCGATACGTTG